GTCTTTTAATTTTAATAATGGGTCATTTTCAACCTGATTAAGAACTTCTTTCTCTGCTTCAGAGTAGTCATCTGTGAATTCTGCAATTAATTGTGCTTTTCTAGACTCTGCTCGCATTCTTAAATTAGTTTCTTGTTGAAACAACTGTTGCATCTGTGGGTTTTGTTGTATTTGTTGTTGCAACTGTGGATTTTCTTGTGCTTGTTGCATTAATGGTTGTATTTGTTGTTTCAGTTGTTCTATTTGTTGGTTTTCTTCCATAAACTCTAACTCAATCTGCTCCTGTGCCATCAAAAGTATGTGCTCCATGCAGTTTTGCTGCAACATAGCCATGGCTTGTGGGTTATTTCTAATAACCATCGTACCCATAAACCTTAAATGTGACTTCATGTGTGCTTGGTGGTTCTGTTTTGGAAAAGCTTGTATCTTTTTACCGTTTAGTGCCATGATATTCTCTGTCGCTGGGTCCATCGCCTGTGGTTGTGGCGGTGGTGGTAGCAACTGATCGATATCTTTGACCCCAAGCGCCTCATACATGTGTCTATAAGCGTGATAAATGTTGTGCATCTGTGGATTTGTCATTGCAATCTGCATTTCTGCCTGTGCAACACTAATTCTTTGCGTTTGTGAGAAGATATTTGGGTCTGCAACAGGTATAATATCCACTTTTGCATCAAAATCTGTCTTAAATATCTGGTTTTGACCACCAACAACGTCATATGGGTACATTTGTGGTAGGTAAGTTACAAAATTTTTAGCTAAAAGTGCAAATTCTGACTTCATAGCAGAGTATAAACGCTTGTGAATAGCTGACATAACCCGCGATCCACGCTCCAAGAGCGCAACTGTGGTGCCCACGGCTGCCGATTGATTGCCTTCGCCCACTTGCATATCAGCAATAGACGCGAAACGTTGACCTGCGGCAACAACTGTGCCCATCAATTGCAATAGTGTAGCGTCTGGCCCCTTAAATGGTAGTGTCATAAACGCATCTCTAAGATTTCCACCAGGTGCATCAACGTCACGGAACTCGCCCGGCTGCAACGGTTGAGCTTCGTCTCTGACTCTGATGCCTCGCATTTTAAATCCGGCCGGTAAGTTTGACAAGGTGCCGGCGTCTAAGAGCTGTCTTAGTGCGGCTGTAGCAGTTCGCGATAAACCGCCGATCATGTGGATTAGGCCGAACCCGTAAAACCCGAGTCCTGGTAGAAACTTGAAGTGAACAAAGTAATCTTGACGTTTTTTAGTCATGTCTCCTTCGTTCCAATTTCGTTTAATAGATAAAACTTCTCCTGTGTCTTCTTTGATTGTGACAATGTATGGAAACTTAACACCAGTCGATTCTCCAGTTTTAGGATCAATGTCCTCTTCTCCTGGAACCTCTATGTGCACATGTGCCTCAAGGATTACACAAACATCGTCTGCTCGTGGTTCAACACCAGTCATTTTATTTTTTGCTTCTTCGATATCATCTTTGTTGTAAGTAGCTGTGTCATCCATTTCAGTGGTTTTAAAAATACCCGCAAGTTGATGTTGACGAATATCGTTGGTTGTCATTTTTATTTTGTGGATAATTGTTTCTGTATCATCAAGTGATGTCGATGTGTATGGCACGTATAAATCTTCTGCAGGCACAAACTTAGAAACACTACGTGATAACATTGCATCGTAATAAACTTTTTTAAATGTAGAACCAGATAGTGGTAAATTAAATAACATCTGATCAAACTCTGGCTCATACTCTTTCATGTTTACCATTAACTGATAATTCATAAACTCTTTGACTCTATGCGCTTGTGCAACTTTTTCTGATGACTCTAATCCTATAATTTGTGTTCTCACTGGTCCGTTTGATGGCATAAGTTCTTTGTAAGCCAACGCTTGAAACTGTGTTACAGCCTCTGCAAGCACAGGGTGTGTTGCACCAGATGCACCTTGAAACGGTTCTGCTCTATCTTCATATTTAAAACCAAGAAGGTCTAAACCTTTTTTGTAAGTTTGTTCCCATTCATCTCTTGATGATGCACATTCTTCGTAAGACTCTAAAACCTCTGATGCTATTTCATTAAGATCATTGTCATCTAAAAATTCTGCTAGATTTGAATTGTGTTGCATGGCACCCTCCATGGCACCTGCTTGTGGATCAAAGTCAACCACAGCTCCACCGTCCTCCATCATCTGCACATCAATGTCACTATCTGGATTCATGTCTTGTGCTTGTAGCTCTACCTCTTCAGGTAAAATCTCTTTTGGCATTTTTATTTGATCGTCTTTTTCTATAGCCATTATTTACTCCTGTATAATGTTCCCATGCCTTGTGACATCGGACCTTTTTGTGGTGGCACTGTACCACCGTTTGCAAAACTTTTAGTTAATGAAAGTCTTATTTCATCGTCTGGTGACCTCATACCTGGCAGCATAATTGCATCATCATAATAACCACCTTGTAACATAAGATCATTACCTAAATCTAAACTACCTTCATACTGCATTGTAGGATCACCACCTTCTATGCCTCTTGCCATGGCCTCTATTTCTAAAGGTCCTACTTTTAAACCACCACCCAAAGAATATTCACCGGTTGCACTATTATAAGAAGGGTCAATTAATTGTGCCTCTAATAGTTTTTTCTCCTCTTCAATTTCTTCTGGTGTTCCTTTAAATCTAAGATTGGGATTAGCAACCCCTCCTTGTTGAAATCCAAACCTCTGATCATATCCTTCCATCAACAATAGATCAACTATATCGTCACCGACCTCCTCTGGTTTGATACCCATGTTGTATGCAAAGTCTGCACGGATAGTTTCTCTTCGCACGACCATATCCATTTGAGCTCTTGTTAGTTTATTGTATCTTGGGTCTTTCTGTATCATGTCTCTAATTTCATCAATAGTTGGTTGATCTTTTGGAGTGGCTGGTGTGCCTGTTACAGGATCATCTGTAAATCTTCTTTCAAGTTCTGTTTTTGGATCTCTAATTACATTTTCTATTTGTTTTTTGTCTGCGATCTTATCTGGTGCTTTCATACCCATAGCTTTTAATAAAGCCATAAGTCCACCTGTTTTTGCACCAACACGACCACCATCTGCTTGTTTTGTTACCTTCATTGCATTCTTTAAAAACTCTAGTGCAGCTGCTGGGTCTTCGCCATCATCAAGCATTCTTCTAAAAGTATCCACTGCTTCTCCTATTTGTACTTGTTCTGCTTTTGCTATTTCTGTCATGGCTTTTGTTTCAGCTTCCATACGTTTCATGTTTTTAAGTATTTGATCACTCTCATCAGTCATGCCTGCCATGGTTTCTGCAACGCCTTCTATGGTTTGACCTTCGTCAGCAAGTCTCGTGCCCTCATCAAAAACTGTTGGTGGTGTCTCGTAAACTTTTCTACCGCTGACACCAGCAGTTGTTTCACTCATCTCACCAAAATTTTTACCATACATAGCTTTATCGCCCGGTCCGCCTGGTAAATCCGTGAGCCGTTGTCCAGTCTCATTTAACTTCTTGTAACGATCCGCGGCGCCTGGTCCACGTCTATTAAAACTAAGTGGGTGCGCTTGTAGTCTTGTGCTGCCCATGTATCGCGCTTCGAGGAGATTGACTAAGTCGTCTGCCTTAGACTCACCTTCTTTAAAAAATAATTTTTCTAGTTCTGGGTTTTTGTATTTGTTATTAATAATACGAATGGCCTCTTCGACTTCTTTCGCTCCAAACGTCTCAACCAAATTGTCTGTAAATATTTTACTAATTTTAGCAGATCCCTCTGTAGCAACTTCTGTGCCTTTGCTTTTGAATAAAGATGCGATGCCTTTTAATATACCGCCTTTAAACATACCAACACGACCACCATCAGCTTGCTTTGTCATTTTAGTTGGGTCTAATCTTTTAAGTTTAAGTAGGTCAATTTCTTTTCTAGCTTCTCCCAATATGTCGTCCATAACATTTTGTTCAAAAATATCTTGCATGAATTCTGCTTTTCTACCTGGAACCATAGTGTTTGTTGAAATCATCAAAGCAAGTCGCTCATCATCACCTGGCAAAATTCTTTTTGGATCTTTTGGTAGATAACCTTCGTTGGCATAATTTCTAATGGCTGACTTGGTTTGGTCAGGAGTCATAGCATACTTGTCTTTCATCTCATCGATGAAATCTTTAAGCTTAAGTGCTAAAGCTTTTCCTAGTTTTGCTTTTGCCATTAATAATACGTCCTTCGTTGTTGTGGCAACGCTTCATCCTCGTAGTCGTCTGGGTGATCTATGAAGCCACCTTGTCTAAATCTCATTACGGCTTGAGTCATGCTGTCCACTAAGTCATCGTGTTCTCCTAGTGGGAATGCAGCGCACTCCTCAATT